AAGTCTAGTGAAACTGGTGAACGGTACTTACCTAGCAAGGCTATTTCTGCTCTTAGTTCTGCTGAATATGCAGCTACAACCAGAGCTAAACGAAAGGGTAAGGCTTCGGGTAAGCAATTTGTGGCTCAACCGAAAGCGATTGCTAGGAAAGTAAAACAATATAGGAGTTAATTATGGGATGGAAGATTGCAAATACTGGCGAGTTATATGATGGGGGATCTCATCAACTTGGTGGTGAAACATGGACAGGAGCAACAAGAACTTCTGATTCTAAAAGACTAGAATGGACTAACGAAGTAGCAAAGAAACCAATTAAAAAGAAACGTGCTAGAGATGACAAAGGCAGATTAAAAGCTGATGATCCTTCTACGCCTGACGTTAATGAGGCCTACGAACAGTGAGCTTTGTAAATATGCTCAAGCCAGAAGAGCTTACCATGCTTCGAAGAATAGTTAAGAAGGTACACTTTCAACACTTTGATGAAAAGCATGGGAAGTCTTTTGTTACAAATAAAATGATTGATAATGTTATAGATAACATTGGCCCTGATGTTGCGGAGACTATGGTAAAGTTTGGAGTTGATAAGGGGCTTCGATGATTAACTTTAAATATAAACCAGATGGAGAAGTGCTTAAATCTTTTATGAAGGACAGCACTTTCTTTCGTGGCATTCGCGGCCCTGTTGGTTCTGGTAAGTCTGTTGGTTGCTGCATTGAAGTATTTAGACGCGCCCTCGAACAACAGAAGGGATCGGATGGACTGCGTAAAAGCAGATGGGCTATCATTCGAAACACCAACCCACAGCTAAGAACCACAACAATAAAGACTTGGCTTGATTGGTTTCCCGAATCTGATTGGGGTAGGTTTCACTGGTCTGTTCCTTACACTCATCATATTAAAAAGGGAGAAATAGATCTTGAAGTTATTTTCTTGGCCCTTGATCGACCTGAAGATGTTAAGAAACTTCTTTCGCTCGAACTTACAGGTATATGGATCAACGAAGCAAGAGAGATTGCTAAGTCTATTATTGATGCCTGCACGATGCGTGTTGGCCGTTTTCCTTCTATGCGTGATGGCGGCCCTAGTTGGTCTGGCGTTATTGCCGATACCAACGCACCTGAGGAAGATCATTGGTGGCCCATTATGGCTGGTGAAGTTCCAGTCCCAGATCATATACCACGTGAGCAAGCTAAGATGTTGGTTAAGCCAGACAATTGGAGTTTCTTTACCCAGCCTTGTGGGATGCTCGAAGCCAAAGATGAAGAAGGTGAAATCCAAGACTACAAAGAAAACCCCAAAGCAGAAAATCAAAAAAACATAATAGGCAATTACTATTCAAACCTTATTCGCGGTAAGACTAAAAGCTGGATTGATGTCTATGTTATGAATCGCTTGGGTCATATCCAAGACGGAAAACCTGTTTATCCAATGTTTGCTGGTGAAGTACACATAGCAAAAGAAGAAATACCTATCGCTGCAAGTGCGCCTGTGTATGTTGGTATAGACTTTGGGCTAACACCAGCCGCAGTTCTTGGACAGAAAGTAAGAGGGCGTTGGTTTATTCAATCAGAAATTGTTGCGATAGATATGGGGATTGTCCGTTTTGCAGAAGTATTAAGGCAAGAACTCGCAACAAGATTCTCCGCAGCTTCAGAAGTTATTATCTATGGAGATCCTGCTGGAGATTTTAGAGCGCAGACAGATGAATCAACTCCGTTTCATATTTTGCGCGGTGCTGGCTTGAGGGCATACCCTGCGCCCTCCAACTCTGTTGATCTTCGATTAGAATCGGTTTCCTCCCAATTAACGAAGATGGTTGAAGGTAAGCCAGCACTATTAATAGACAGGCGTTGCCCTCAACTTATTAAAGGTTTTGAAGGCGGCTATGCTTATAAAAGAATGGAAGTCTCTGGTGAGAGATATGCTGATAAACCAGACAAGAATATGTTTTCTCACGTTCATGATGCTGCTCAGTATCTTTTCCTCGGTGCTGGTGAGGGTCGAGCCTTGATGAATAACCAGAAACCTATGCAACCTGTCGTTGCTAAAAGAAGTTTTGATCTGTTTTCCAGACCTAAGAAAAAGAAAGCTTTTCAATTTGTGCGTTGATTTTATTTTAACTTTGTGACTAGGAAGAGAAAAGGAGATTTATTATGTGCTTTGGTGGTGGTGGCGGTGGCCCAACAGAAGAAGAGCAAGAAGCTGCTGCGGATGATAGAATAGCAGCAGATGATGCTGAAAGAAAAGAAGCTGATCGAAGGGCCAAACAAAAACGTAAAGATATATCGGATGCCTTAGAATCTAGTGTTGCAAATGCTGGTGCTAGGGGCGGCTCCTCAAGAAGATCTTTATTTAGAAACGTTCAACAAACAGGTACTGGCGGTGGCTCCGCTGGATACTTAGGTCGGTTTGGTTAATGGATAATATAGCAAAGCATTTTATAGAGAAATATCGAAAGGCAAAATCCTTTCGTGAACAATGGGTTTCACTTTTTGAGGAATGCTATGAGTATGCTTTGCCTCAACGAGAGTCTTTTTATTACGAAGAGCATGGTCAAAGAAGAGATGAAAAGATATTTGATGAGACTGCAGTAGTAGGAACTCAAGAGTTCGCTAGCAGACTGCAATCTGGAATAGTTCCAAACTTTGCTAGATGGGCAGACTTTATTTCTGGGAGTGAAGTAGACCCACAAGAACGAGAGAAAGTTGATAATGAGTTAGATAAAGTTACAGACTATGTGTTTGAAGTTTTGCAAAACTCTAACTTTAGCCAAGAGGTTCATGAATCTTTTATGGACTTAGCTGTTGGAACTGGCGTTTTATGCGTTGAAGAAGGTGACGCATTAAATCCAGTTAACTTCTCTGCAATACCACTTCCTCATGTTGTTTTAGATACTGGCCCTGATGATAGGATTGATCACGTTTATCGAGAAAGAAAGAAAGTTAAGTTTGATCATTTACCTTTAATGTTTCCTAACTCTACATTTGATTCTAAAGTTACTTCACAAATGGGTTCGAATAGAGAAACTACAGTTCTTGAGCTTGTATGCAGAAACTATACTCAACCAAATGTCGAAGCGTATTATCATTACGCAATATGTCTAACTACTGAAACAATATTACACTCTAAAGAAATGAGTGGCGTTGGATCTAATCCATTCATTTGTTTTCGTTGGTCTAAGTGCGCTGGTGAAGTTTATGGCCGAGGGCCACTAATCAATGCATTAAGTTCTATAAAAACAACTAACCTTACTATTCAGTTAATACTTGAGAACGCACAGATGTCGATTTCTGGTATTTATCAGATGGAAGACGATGGTGTAATAAACCCTGATACAATCAATCTAGTTCCTGGAACTATAATTCCTAAAGCTATGGGGTCTGCTGGACTGCAACCTATACAAGCCGCTGGTCGTTTTGATGTTGCCCAACTTGTTTTAGGTGACCTTAGATTAAATATCAAAAAAGCTTTGTATAATGATATGCTTGGCAATCCTGATAAAACCCCAGCAACAGCTACAGAGATAGCTGAACGTATGGCTGATTTATCTAGAAGAATGGGCGCAGCATTTGGAAGATTACAAGCTGAGCTTGTTCAACCACTTCTTCAACGCGTAGTTTATATCCTTAAAAAGCAGGGCCGTATTGATATACCAACAGTTAATGGAAGAGAGATTAAAGTAAGGTCTGTTTCCCCATTAGCCCAAGCCCAAGCCAATCAGGATATTTCTGTAGTCTCACGTTTCCTTGAGTTAATTGCTTCTAGCTTTGGCCCAGAGATGTTGCAGCTTTTAATTGATGGTGAAGAGACTGCTATTTACTTGGCTAAAAAGTTTGGTGTTCCAGAAAGCTTGATTCGAGATGAGGAACAGCGTAAACAAATTGCACAAGCCGCGCAGCAATTAGCGCAACAACAGGCAATGCAGCAGGGAATGATGCCAGTTGAACAGCAAGGTTAACATTGGGATCGATGGCATTCATCGCAAATCTGAACGTGATGTTGAGATTAGTAAGAATGTTGCTCAGTTATTTTCTACCCCAACAGGACAAGAAGTTTTAAAGTATTTTAGNTCNATTACTATTGANATGGTTAATGGGCCTAATGTTTCTACAGAAGAACTTCGACACATAGAGGGGCAGAGATACCTTGTAGGTTTGATCGAGCAACGCATTGCACACGCAAACAGGAGTAAACAATGAGTGAAGAAGATGCAGCAGTAGAAGCAGCAGCCGAAGACGGTCGTGATTTTGTAACCCAAGAAGATGTTGAAAAAGTAGAACAGACATCTGATAAGCCTGAGTGGTTACCAGAGAAATACAAAACTGGTGAGGATCTAGCTAAAGCTTATAAAGAGCTTGAGTCTAAGCTTGGTGCTAAAGATGAAGATCTTAGGAATCAACTTATAGAAGAAATACAATCAGAAGCTTTTGCTGATAGGCCAGAGACTGCTGGAGATTATCAGCTTCCAGATATTATTAATGAAGAAGAAGCTGTTGATAATGATCTTCTTAGATGGTGGTCAGAACATTCATTTAATAACGGATTTTCTCAGGACGAGTTTGAAGAAGGTATTAAGATATACTCTGAGTCTGTTCTTGGAACTCAACCTAGCTATGAAGAAGAAGTATCAAAGCTTGGCGATAATGCTGATGCAAGAATAGAAGCCGCATCATTATTTGCTAATAAGTTTTTCCCTGACTCAGCGTTACCAGCTATAGAAAAAATGTGTGAAAGTCATGAAGGTATTATTGCTCTCGAAGCTATTATGCAAAATACAAAGGATGGTTCATTTGCTGGAGATACTGCGTCTGCGTCTGAAGTTAATGAAGCTGATCTAAGAAAGATGATGGATGATCCAAAGTATTGGAAAGATCGTGACCCAAACATACACAAACAAGTTGCTGAAGGATTCAAGAGAATCTACAGAAGTTAAAATTTTGCAAAGGGGTGAGTACTATCTTACCCCTTTTACCTTAGATCATATTGATGAAGTCATTGAAAATCTAAGTAAAGAAAATGTTAAAGAGCTTGTTCTACTGGGTTATACCGATGTTCGAAAGGCTCTTATTAATATGCACGAAAGTTCTGAGTGTTATTTGTGCAGAAAAAATAATGAAGATTTTATTATGATTGGTGGTCTTTGGTTTGCTGAAGATCAAGAATGCCCTCAAATGTTTGCAATGTTTTCTAATAAAATTAAAGAAAACTTTATTGCTATGGCTAGAGGATCTATAATGTTTGTTAATTACTTTGATCAATTTCATAGTGGCTTATCTATGACAATACTTAAGGAATATGAGTTCATTACAGACTGGGCAGCATGGCTAGGCTTCGAAGTGGTAGGTGTAATAAACAATGATGAAATTGAATATGTTGATTTTGTGCGTTGCAATCCAAATCAAAAAGATGTTTATGATTGCACATCGCAGCCCGTAATACACTGAAAGGCCCGAAAGGATACCCTTGCTGATGTGAAAGAGCGGATACCTGTTAGTAACCGTAACTTCAATAAGGAACTAATAAATGGCTAATACAATTGACACAGCCTTTATCAAACAGTTCGAGACAGAAGTTCACATGGCATATCAGCGTATGGGTTCTAAGCTACGGAACACAGTGCGGACTGCTAATGTAACTGGATCGACTGTTAGATTTCAGAAGATTGGTACTGCGGAAGCAACTACTAAATCTCGTAATGGTAATGTAACTCCAATGGAACTTGCACATACCACTGTAGAAGCAACAATGGCTGACTTCTACGCTGCTGAGTACATCGATAAGTTAGATGAACTCAAAATCAACATCAACGAGCGTCAAGCTGTAGCTCAATCTGCTGCTGCTGCTCTGGGTCGTAAGACTGATAGCTTACTAATTACAGCTATGGATGCTGGTGCTAACTCAACTCAAATCCATGATACAAGTTCTGCTGTTGAAAAAGCAGATCTATTATCTGTATTTGAAACATTTGGAACAGCTAATCTTCCTGAGGATGGACAGCGTTATATTGCTATGCATCCAAAAGGTTTTGCTGACTTGTTCTTGATTACAGAGTTTGCATCATCTGACTTTGTTGGTGATCAAAACCTACCGTATGCTGGTGGTATGACAATGAAAGAGTTCTTAGGCTTTAAGATCTTTTCAACGTCTGCTGTCGCAGCTGGTAAAAGTATGTGCTATCACACAACCTCTGTTGGCTTGGGTATCAATTCTGATGTTCAAACTGAAGTCAACTACGTTGCTGAGAAAGTATCTCATCTTGCAACATCTATGATGTCTATGGGTGCTGTTGTTATTGATGACAACGGTATCTATGAACTATTAGACAATAACTAGGAGGGTTAGAAAATGGCTTATAGTGCAACTGGACTAACTCGTATTGGTGGTGATTCAAATGGTAGCCTATGGAGATATGCTACCGTTGATGCAATTGCTACTGTAAACACGGCTGGTTACTTTAACAGCGCAGCAAATATGCTTGCTGTTCGTGACTTGATTATGGTGCATGATACTAATGCTCCAACAACAAGTTTTGTAACTGTGTTAAGTAATACTGGTTCTGTTGTTGACGTATCTGATGGTACGGCAGTAGCAGAAACAGACTCTGACTAAGGGGTGGGGGCTTCGGCCCCCATACTGCTATGCCTGATTATGCAAACACATCAATAAAAATTTGCTCTCGAGCATCGATGTTAATCGGTGGAGATCCTATCCAATCTTTTACAGACGGAACTACTGAGTCTGATATAGCTGATGCGGTATATGAAGATATTGCTAGAGCTGCTTTAACAAGCAGTCGTTGGCGTTTTGCTACTAGACAATTTCAATTAAACAGAGTGGCTGAAGATCCAATAGCAAGATGGAGTTCTACATATCAATTACCATCTGACTCATTAATGATTAATGCGGTTACTGTTCAAGATAGTCCAATCGAATATAATATATATGAAGATAAGATTTATAATAATGCAAACCTCAGCGATGAGGTTATTGCAGATTATATTTATAGAGCAAGCGAATCAACATGGGCTCCATATTTTACTCTTGGTGTTCAATTCTCAGTGGCTTCTGTCTTTGCTGTTTCATTAGCAAGGGATGCTTCTTTGTCTGCTGCTATGGATCAACAGGCAAATATTCAGTTAATAAAAGCTAGGAGATTAGATTCTCAAGCTCAAACAACTAAGAAGCTTAATACGAAAAGGTTTATATCTGAAAGGCGCAGCTAATGCAAAAGATTCGCGTTCCGCAAAATAGTTTCCAATTTGGTGAAATTAGCGATTCTCTTGTAATGAGAACTGATACTGGAGTTTACACTGGGTCAGCTCAAAAGGTTGAGAACATGATTGTTACTGCTGAAGGTAGTGCAAAGAAACGCCAAGGCTTGAAACATATATATGATTACTCAATATCATATGATGCTAATAACACAGATCAATCTCGTCTTTTTCCATTTATATTTGATAGTAATGAGCAATACATCATATCAATAGAACACGCTAAAGTAAGATGCTTTAGAGTTGTAGATGCTGATACTATTACTTTGGTTGCTACATTAACTGCTGATGCTAGTAGTGCAGCCTTACCTTTTGATAAACAATACCTTCATCAAATTACTACTGCACAAATGGGTGATGTTATGTTTATTTGCCATCCATTGTTTGCTCCCAGACTTTTAGCTAGAACAAGTCTTACAGCTTTTAATATTAGCACCTATACGTTTGATACTAGATCAGACAATAAAAAAACCTATCAACCATATTCGAGATACCAAGGCTCAGGAACAACATTAACCCCAGCATCTACTAGTGGCTCAAATATAGTTGTTACAACAAGCTCAGCTTACTTTGATATAACAGGAAGTCAAAGCGGTGGTAATTATGCTGACTCATTACACGTTGGTGTAAAAATTAGATACAGTGGAAATGAAGCACAGATAGTAAGTGTGCAGTCTACAACTCAAGCTAAAGTTAACATTAGTGACAATTTTAACAGACGAATGATTGTAAATAACCCCCTTAGAACTAGGCTTGGATTTCCAGTAATTGAAGTAACTATGATTAATCATGGCCTTTCTATTATTGGTGGAAATTTTACACTCTCTGGTTGCGATACAGTTGGAGGCATTGCTGCATCAAACTTAAATATTACAACATCTATTACCACTATTATTGATGAAAACACTTTTACTTTTAATGCTAATGCTAACGCTACATCTTCAGCAGATGGTGGTGGGTTCCCTACATTTGTTGGCGCAGTTTCGAATAGTGATTGGGATGAACAAGCTTGGTCAGCTAAACGCGGATACCCTGCTGCTGTAGCTTTCCATGAGAATAGATTAGTTTTTGCTGGCACTATTGCAGAACCAGATTCTATTTTTATGAGTAAGATAGGTCAGTACTTTAATCACGATACTGGTGATGCTTTAGATAATGAAGCTATTCATTTAACAGCGGCAACTGGTGATGTGCATGAAATACGTCATTTAGTTTCTAGTAGAGATCTTCAAGTGTTTGCTGGAACTGGAGAGCTATATGTTCCGACGTTCCTTAATCAAAGCATTACGCCAACAAATGCACAGATCCGTGAGCAAACGCCTTATGGATCTAGCTTTGCACAACCAGCCTTAATAGACGGAGCAACTATATTTGCTCAAGCAAGTGGTAGAATAATTAGAGAATATTTATTTACAGATAATGAAGATGCCTATGCTTCTACAGCAATATCAACAATATCTTCTCATTTAATTAACAGTCCTAAATATATTTCTGTTGTTCATAGTGGTTTTGATCAGCCAGATTCTTATGCGGTAATGTCTATGACAGATGGAGATGCAGCAGTATTTACATCTAATAGAGCAGAGAAAAGAGCTTCTTGGACTGAGTTCACAACCAATGGTCGGTTTGATTCTGTCATTGCTATAGATGATAGACTGTTTGCAAATATCTATGATGCAAATAATAAATTAAAACTTTGTGAGTTTAAGGGGGATATTGGTTTAGATTCCTATATTTATGGAGCAATATCTTCTAATGCTATTACTGTTAGTTCTGCGTATGCAAATGGAGTAACTGTTGATGTCATAGCTACTAATGGAACAGACAATGATTATCTTGGGGAGTTTACTGTAGCTGCTGGTGCTGTTAGTTTATTAGCTTTTTCTACTGCTGGATATACACACGCATATGTTGGTAAGAAGTTTACATCAAAGATAATATCTAATCCAATAGATGCTTCTGGTGCTGCTGGCCCACTAACAGGAAGTCTTCGAGGCATTACTAATGTTGTTGTGGATATGAAAAATACCAGATCTATAAAGGTAAATAGTAAACCAGTAAATATAAGTACATCGTTTACTGGTAAGAAAGAAGTTAGATTGATTGGATACAACAGAGATCCTAAAGTAACAATAGAACAAGACAATCCGTTATCTATGCAAGTTAATGGATTTATTACGGAGGTAATTATTTAATGGCTATAGATCCGTTTACTTTATTAGCTTTTGGAAGCAAGGTTGTTCAAGCTGGTGCTATGGCTAGTGCTGGTAGAGCAGCAAAGCAAGGTGCTGAGCTAGATGCTTTTAATACTGAGACTGAAAAAAAACGCAGTAATGTTTCTGCATTGCAACGCCATAATGATAGGTTAGAACTTTATCGCAATAATCTTTCAGCAAACTTAGCATCTTTTCGAGGTAGAGATGATTCTTCTGTTAAAGCTTTTTTAGATAAACAAAGAGAAGTAGCATTAGAAGATACATCAAGATCTGATTTAATGGGGATGTTTGAGCAAGCTAAACTTCAGCAACAAGCTACAACTATAAGAGTTGAAGGAAGGGCTAAACAAAAAGCTGCAAATATAAAAGCATTTACTACTTTGATGAGTGGTATGATGGAATTTCAAGAGACTCGGTAGGTAAAGCAATGGCTCCTAAAAAAGAAACAAGACAGTTTAAAGTTGGCACAATTGGCGTTGCTCGATCTTCTAGGGCTGGTGTTATAACTGGTGAGGCTGTTGCTGAATCAGCTAATATTTTAAATGCACAGTTTTATAAACGTGCCGCTGAAAATGCAGAACGCAGAGGCGTTGAGTCTGTAGGAAAATTAACTGATCAAGAAGTTCTTGCACTTGATCCTGCAACTGGTTTACCGCAAGCGTATAAAGCACCTAAAGGCTTTGGTCGCATTGCAAGTAATGCCAGAAGAAAATCTTTAGCAACTAGATTTGAAACAGAAATAGATGTTGAGCTAAATGAAAAAGCAAAAGAGTTCCGAGTAAAATATAGAAATAGTCCAGAAGCTTTTAAGAAAGCTATGACAGACTATACAGCCGAAATGATGAATGTTGAAGAAAGTTCTATCTTTACTCAGGCAATAGAAAACAAAGGAACAAACATAACAAATAATGTTTATGCTGGCTTGCAACTTGAGGCTGCTGCTGAACATGACAAAGACATGGCTAATGCTAATGCTTTTGCAAATAATGAGTATTTAATAGGCCTTCAGTACGCTCATAAAATAGATAGCAAAAAACTTATTGATGAGCTAACAGCTAGTATAGATGACAGAAATCAAACTCATTTAGATGCTCAGTATATTTTCTCATCTGATTTACTTACATTGCCTAGAAGAAAAGAAATAGCAAAATCCAAAGGTATAATAGAAAGAACTCTTCAGAATGCAGCTTTAAATATAAATGAAATAACACAGTTATCTTTTGCTATAGCTTCAGGCGATCTTGATCAAATGCCAGCTGTAAGAGGCTTAGAAGATTTAAAAACTGTTCTTTATAATAATGAATCAGACCCAACTGTAATAAAGCAATTCAAGAATTTACATTACCAATTTTAGAAATAGCGCAAAAAAATCAATTGTTTCAGTCTAGTGTTGCTGCAAGAAAAAGAGATACAGAAGCTGATATTACTACTGCTAGTGGTTATCAAAACAAACTTAGAATTGCTGATAGTTCTGAAACAACATCTATTTTAAAAGAAATTAGTGAAGGTTATCGAGATTTAGTATTTGAGGTAAATAATGATATAGAGGCTATGCGTCCTGTTGAAGATTCTCGAGCAAGATTAGGTCGTTATGAAATATTTGCTAAAGGTTCTGCTGAAGCATTAGTAGGTAAAATAGTAGCTGATGCAGACTTTGACGATTTTAGAGATATAGAAACTTATCTTCAAAGTCGTGATGAAAATTTACTAGCAAAGATTAAAAATAAAAACCCTGATGTTGGTAATAGGCTTCAAGCACTTATTCAGTTTGAAGATGATTTAGGAATGAGTGGATCTAATTTTACTGGTAATCTTGTAACAGCAATGAATGGTATTACTGATGTAAAAAGACATAATCAGATTACAGAACAATTTAATAATTCTGTATTAATAGAAGAGAAATTAAAAAATACTTCAGATATTCTTACTGAAGGAACTAATTATACAAATGTGGGTCAAGATTTAAAAAATAAAATTAAATCTGCTGACATTAGTGATGAACAGGAAAGAGCTTTATTACTACAATTAGATTCAAAGTTTGGTAATGATTTTGTTCGACAAGTTTATTCTGGAGTAAATAGTGAAGGTTTATTAGCTGCTCTTGATTTTTATGCAAAGAATGGAAAGGAAAGACCAACAGATACTGGTGTTGATTCTCCATTATCAGATGCACAAAAGAATATGCTAGATGCTGCTAGAAAACATTTAGGTCAAGATAGGCTTAATTCAGTTAGCAATATTAAAAATATTTCGATTGGTAGACAGCTAGAAGCTGCAAGATTAGAAGCGGAAAATGCTGCTGCTCTTAATGGTGCTGTAACAGGTGCTACAGAAAATAATGAAAAGAGTAGATTAATAGTTGAGGATTATTTTCAAGGCAATATTCCAGATGGATTTAAAGATCTTGCTGATTTTATTGCTAATCCAAACATACCATTAACTGAGGAAAATTTTGCAAATATTCAACAGTTTACAATGGAGCTTCAGAAATATCACAAAGTACCACCGCAAGCTATTATTAATGTATTAAAACAAGCTGCTTCTCAAGGAGGGTTTGCTAGTCCTAATAGGTCTTTGAGTAGGGTATTACGTTTTTACAGATCTATTGGTAATCCAACAGACCCCGTGTCTGGAGTTACCTTTCCTTCTTCTGGTCTTGATAATACTAATTTAAGTAAAGAAGATATAGCTGTTCTTGATGCTCTTGTTATTGCTGAGATGGATATAGATCCAGAGTTAGATGATCGAGCAAGAGATGCTGCGTTAACAACGATAGCCAAAGATACTCTAAGAATTATGACAGAGAATAATTTTAGATCTGTATTTTTAAATTCATTACCTCTTGATGGCGACAAAGCTTCTCCTAATGCAGAAACTTATGTTATTAGAGAGTTAGGAATTTATGATGAAGAAACTGTTAAAAGAGTAGCATCTGGTTTACGCGCTGGTTTTGCAGTTGCAACAGCAACAGGTGAAAAATTTGATCCAGAAAAAATTTCACAAGATGTATTAAAATCAAAAGCTAAAGAAGATCCAAGAGTAAGAACATTTGGAACAAGTTCTGACTTATCTCCGTTTGCGTTAGATATTACGACTGAGGGTCGTGGTAATGACTTTGCTACATGGGCTAGAGCAGAGCTTAATAGGGTTATGATTAAAGAAGGTGGCCTTACACCAGAAGGATTTATTGAAGGTAAAGTAATTACTCAGGTTAATTTTGTTGCTGTTGGTTATGATACTCAAACAAAAGGTCAGGCGTATGCTTTAGTAGATGAGAACAATGTGGCTTATCAAATGGAAACTCTTGATGAAGATGGTGAAGGTGTAAATCATGCTGTGTTTGTTTCTACAAAAGACCCTATGTTTGAAATATTTAAAGTAAATAAAAAAGAAATTTTATCAGAAGAAGCAAGTAAAAAAGCACAAGAAATAGAAAATAGACGAAATAAAAAACAACAAGTTTCTACAAATATTACTAGTACAGTTAGTTCTATTTCTAATGATGCTAAATCATTATTTGAACCATTTTTAAATACACAAGAAAGAGACAGGGCTAAAAAGAATTATTCTGAAGCTTACAATGCTTTGTTTGTTGAAGACGCTTCACTTCTTTCGAATGCAGATAGAAGAAGATATTCTGGTCGTTTATTAAATGAGCTTAGAAAAATAGCAAAAATAAATAACAAAGATATTATGGATGATGAATATAAATTAATAAGAGAAGCCTTACAAGAGCTTACAAAATAATGGTTACAAATCCTTTTACAATTGACTTTAGTCCTTACTCACCAAGAAAAACTGCTGAGCGTCCAGCATTTAGAGAAACACTTCAGGCTACATTAGGATATACTTACGATCCAATTATTGAGCATATTAAAGGGCAGCATACTTTTCCTAGAGAAAGACAAGAGGGTTATGATCCTTTTGCTGATTTAGGCAATCATGGTTTGTTTGCTATGAATTTACGCCATGCAAATAGTCCATCACATATGGCTCATTTAAAAAGAGGTATAGATGAATCTATAAAGAGAAGAGAAATATTAGCTAATTCATCTTTTCTTTCTCAGCTTGGCGCTGGTTTGTTTGACCCACTAAACTTAGTTGCTCTTCCTTTTGGTGGGCCAACTGTTGGCTTTGGTAGAAGTGCATTTCGTGTGGGTATGGGTACTGCTGCTATTCAAACTGCAACTGAAGGTTTTCTTATACAACCGTTTGATCCAATGCAGACTTCTACAGAAAGCACTTATAATATTATAGGTGCTGGTTTGTTTGGTGGTGCTTTTGGTGGTGTTATATCTATTCCCATAACTCGCAGGGCTTCTACTCTTAGAAAAGTTAAAGATGGTTTAGAGAACTATGGTAAGAGTGTAAGAACTATTGAAAACATTTCTGAGCTTACTGCGGATGATCTTAATAACCTTAACACTTTACCAAGACCACATGAGCGATTTAAACCAAAAACAATAACATCAAGAATAAATAAACTATCAGCAAAAGAAGCTGACCTAAATGCTCAACTAGAGCAACAAAAAAAAGGCCAAGGCTCTGCGTTAAATGAAGAGCTTCAAGTTGTTAAACAAGAATTAGCAAGTTACAAAAAAGAATCTGCTGTTAGGGATCTACTTGATCAAGGTTACACACCAGAAAACCTTTGGTCTATTGCTGATAATATGTTTACCGATAGCGTTCTTTACAAGTTTGTAAGCACACCTATGAAAAGAGTTCTTCAATCTACAACTGCTCCTTCTTTGGTAAAAGAATACATGGTTAAGTTAGGTGGAGACTCTGGCCTTAATCTTATTGCAAACAAGCTTGGGATTGCTAGTCCGTTATCTGTTTATCAAAGATCTGCTGCTCGTAATGGAGAATGGGTCAGGGCGCATGACTCATTAATTAATTTATTTCGTGAAGAAATGAACTTAGCAAATACTGCTATTATGGATGTTGATGTTGTTCAATCTTACAGAAGTGTAATGAGACGCGATGATAGTTACGGAAGCTGGTTAAGAGGCATTAATGAAAAAAGAACAACAAAAGCAGAAAAACTTACAGAAGTAGAAAAAAAATCTATTAGTGTTATTGATGATTTTTTTAAGAAAGCTGAGAGAGAGCTTGAAGATGCTGGTTTAATTGGAACTAAAAAAGCTATTTTTGATGAGCTGTCTTATGTTAAAAGAAATTTAGAAGGTTTAGCTAACGATATAACTAAAGCAAAAAATGCTAGAGTAAAAACAAAACTAGAATCTAGAGTTAATTTTTTAGGAAGAAAACAAGAGGAGCTAGAGCTTTCATTAGCTGCGTTTGATGATACAGCAAAAGTTTCTAATGATAAGTTTTTACCACGTTTTTGGAACGAAGCTGCTATTAAAGCTGATAGGGCTAAGTTAGAAGACATACTTAAAAAGTGGTATTACAAAAACAATACTATATGGCAGTTTAAAAAAGGTAAGTGGTCTAAGAAAGTATTACCTAAAGATGAAGCCTCAATATCTTCTAGAGTTAAAAGTACAATAGATAATATTCTTAATGAGTCAGATCCAACTAATGAAGCAAACATTGGTTTTGGATATGGTCGATCAAAACATTTTAGGCATCGAAAATTAGATATTCCAAATGAATTAGTTTGGGATTTTATTATGCAAGATCCTCTTGCAATAATGAAAACGTATACAGCTAGAATTGCACCTAGATTAGAATTTAGAAGACAGTTTGGTTCTGATTTTGACGATGTTGTTTTTAGACTTGAGCAGGAAATGATTAATAAAAATCTAAGCGAAAGAGAAATGCAAAAACATATGAGAGACTTTCATATTATGCATGATCGTATTGCTGGTGCTGTTCTTAGAAATCCATCAAAAAGTTTTATTTCAGATTTAAGAAATCCATCTGCTATGAGTCAAAGAATTGCATACACTTTAAAAGAAGCTGCTGCTACTAACTATATGGGGTCTGGTTTTGTAGCTGCTATTCCTGAGTTTGGTCGTGTTATGATGGAGCATGATGGCGCAGTTATGATTAAAGCCATTCAAGGAATACTTGATAAAGATGTTAGAATGAAAAGCTCAAAAGAAGTTAGGCTTTCTGGTGAGGCTATTGATATTTTAAAAGGTAGTGCCTTTGCTAGATTAGTTGATGATATGGCTAATAATGTTGATGCTCCTGAGTTTTGGAATAAAGCAAGAAATGCTTTTTATACATTAAATGGTCTTGGCCCAGTAACACAGTTAAGCAAAACACTTGATGGTATTGCTCGAGGGCATACAATTATTGAAAGATCTATTAACTTAAGTAAAAAGAAAGCAACTCCATTTGAAATAGAATGGTTAGCTAGATATGGAATTGATGAAGCGAGAGCAAAAGAAATAGCCAGAGCACCTTGGCAAGAAACTCAAGGTGGTTTGTATGTTGCTAATACAGATGAATGGTCAACTAGTTTTCTAATTCCTGAAATAGAAGGTAAAACTGTTAAAGTTATTGAAGCTAATGAAGATGGTAGTCCAGTAGGCAAAACTAAAGGCGATAGATATGTTCCTGCTTTTTATAATGCTAAATCAAATACAATTAAATTTGATAGAGACTATATTGAAGGAACCCAATTTTATGAAAAAGCATGGCTATCTCCTAAAGTAGAAGGAGTCCAGGCACTTCCTGATATATTTGATTCTCCAAAAGACTGGTCAAATTTTGTAATGTTGCATGAAGTTATGCACACAAGGTTTGTAAGAAAAACTAAAGAAACTAATGTGCAATATGAAAATAGAATTAATAATTTAGCATTAGAAGAATACAAACAACAGTCAGTAATACAACAAGAAACAGTAGATACATTTAGATCTGCAATGAACTCTGGTGTGTTAAATACTATTCTTGCTGCAACGCCAGCAGATAGACCAATAATAAACGATGGCGTTGTTTTTGTGCCGCATCATATTGCAAAGAATTTTGGATACAAAGAAGATAAAACAGTTAAAGGTTATGCTAGAATAGAAAATGGTTTGTTAGCATTACCATTCCAATTTTATAGTTATACGTTTGCTAATGTAAATAAAATGGTTGGTGCAATGGCTCATGGTCAACTAAAAAATAGAGCTATTGGCATGACAACAATGCTTGGCCTTGGTTATCTATCTGTCAAAATGAGATATTCTTTATCTGGTGCAGAATTTGCTTGGGATGATATGTCAGCGCAAGATAGATTTGCTCGAGCATGGGATGCTAGTGGTATTACTGCTTTGTATAGCGATTTGTTTTATCAATCGATGCACACTTCATTAGCTCTTGGTGGGCCTAATATATCTAATGGCATTCTTGCTCCAAAGTTTCCTCAAGAACCTAACACTATGGACGCAATAACAAATATTGCTGGTGCTGGGCCATCTATTGCTACTGATATAAGTAGAGGTGTTGTTGATTTTGCTTCTGGNAACTATGGTGAAGGTGCNAAACAAGTAGTTCGTAATTTACCATTTGCTAGAATGTGGTTTTGGAAAGACGACATGAATGCAATCACAAGGATGTGGGCGCAGTAATTTGTACTAGTTTATTTGTGCGTTGTACTTTTTTTAATTTTTAGTAGATAAAAGAAAAAAGGATGATTTATGTCTATAGCTTCTTCAGCAAATTCTGGTCGTTTACATTTTACTGCAAGCTCAGGGCAAACTGCATTTACAGTATCGTTTGAGTTCTTTGATAATGCAGATCTTGATGTGTATGTAAATGATGTACAGAAAAGTATCTCAACACATTACGCTGTTTCTGGTGGTGATGGCTCAACAGGCACTGTTACTTTTGGTTCTGGCTTAACGCTTAACGATGCAGTTACTATTACTCGAAGAATAGATATTGAAAGAGTAACAGACTTTAGTGCAGGGCAAGCAATAAATCGAGCAGCACTAAACACACAGCTTGATACGTTAACAGCTATTGCTGGTGATAACAAAGACAGATCCAATCGAGGCATACGAGTTCCTGACAGCGAAAATGCACCAACCTTAACTATTCCTAGCTTGGCAACAAGGAAAGGCCGAGTCCTTGGTTTTAATGCGACTAATGGCAATATGGAAAATGGGCCACTAATTGCTGACGTTGAGACATTAGCTAAAGTTACTGCTGACATTGCTATACTAGGCGACATCGAGGACGGTACTGATGCTACAGATGCAATACAAGCAGTAGCGGCTGTTGCTTCAAACGTAACTACCGTTGCTGGAGTAGCAAGTAATGTAACTACCGTTGCTGGTATAGCCTCTAACGTAACTGCTGTTGCTGGTGATGCTACAGACATAGGTGCAGTAGCAGCAAAGGCTACACAAATAGGTCTTTTAGGAACTACTGATGCTATTGCTGATATGAATACTTTAGGCACTGCTGACATAGTTAGTGATATGAATGCTTTGGCTGCTATCTCTGCCAAAATAACCACAGTTGCTGACAATACAGCTAACATAAATACGGTAGTAACTAACATTTCAACAATAGGTGCAAAAGCAACGGTAGACGAAGCAACTGCATTAGCAATAGCTTTAGGAGGCTAACATGGC